TTTGATTTAAGTTTAATTATCATTGATAATGCCGGGTACCAATTTATTGATAGCGCTAACGAGTCTGAATTATTTACTAACTCAAAAATTAATCTTAAGTTTTTCGATTATAATAGTGATAAATCAGGAGTCGATTATCAAAATATGTTACTCAAGGCTAAGGGTCAGTATAACAAAAAAGAAGGTGCTATCTGCTTTAAACAGTTATTTTCTACTACTTTCTTAAGAGAAGCTAACGAATACCTACAGGCTTCTATTGACCATCGTCGTATTTGGTTCGGATCTAGAACTGCTGCTTGTGGAAGTTTTTTCGATAAAGCTACTAATCAGGCAGTCCCTCTCAAACTTACCCCTCACGATACAAAAGGCGAATTTATAGAGTTCCAAGATGACATGATTCATCAAACTAAAAAGCAGTGCGCTTTAGTTGAAGTCAAGACCACAGCTAAAGGAGCACAAACTTTTGATTTACCTCAACACTTACGTCGCAGTAGTTCTGTCAACCGAGCTAGAAAAGATAATTACACCACACTAATGTTAGGTAATTGGGCAATTAAGGCCTATAATGATATTAAAAATACCAAACAAGAGGAAATTAACTGTACGTTTACTCCCAAAATGTTTGGTTAAGTGTAAAATTATATTAAATTATGGCAGTAAGGAAGAAAACGGAACAAGGCTCGGAACCTTTGATGGCTATGCATGAATCGACAGCTAGTCAGACAAGGACTCGTAGAAACGTAGCGGCTGATATTCCGCGAACTGACAGGTTTAGGAATATTGAGAATGGTATGATACCGTTTAAATATTCTCATGGCGTTAAAAATAATTCAAATATTGACGTTAGAGATACTATTATCCTGTGTCAAAAAGCGTATTATAACTTTTCCGTTTTCAGAAATACGATAGATTTAATGACAGAGTTTTCTATTAGTGATCTTTACTATACCGGAGGCAGTAAAAAGTCTAGAGAGTTTTTTGAGACCCTATTTAGAAAAATTAACATTGGAGACTTGCAGAGCAGGTTTTTTAGAGAATACTACAGATCGGGAAATGTTTTTCTCTATCGCTTTAATGCTAAGATGGATCGGTCTGATGCTCTTAAGATAAACCAGACATTTGGATTGGCTCAAGCTTCCGATGAGTTAGAGATCCCAGCAAAATATATTATTCTAAACCCATCGGATATACAACTTCAAGGTAGTATCACTTTCAGTACTGGTATTTATTACAAGGTCGTTACTGATTACGAATTACAAAAACTCAGATACCCTCAGACTGAAGAAGAGCAAGAAGTTTACGAAAGTCTTCCTGAAGAAACCAAAAAATTAATTCAAAGCTCAAAAAATGTAGGAGCAGCTGCAATTACTATCCCTCTAGACACAGAGAGGCTAGCTGCTGTGTTTTACAAAAAGCAGGATTACGAGCCGTTTGCGGTTCCTATGGGGTATCCGGTCTTAGAAGATATAAACTGGAAGCAGGAGATGAAACAAATGGATATGGCGGTAGCTAGGACTACCAATCAAGCTATATTACTGGTAACTATGGGTACTAAGCCAGCAGAAGGTGGAGTTAATCAACAAAACCTTACTGCGATGCAGAAACTTTTTGAAAATGAATCTGTAGGTCGTGTCCTTATATCTGACTATACAACTGATGCTAAATTTGTAATACCAGACATTGGAAATATTCTTGACTCAAAAAAATATGAGGTAGTTAACCAAGATATTCAAATGGGTCTTAATAATATTCTTCTTAGTGATGAAAAATTTGCGAATACCAGTATAAAAGTTCAGGTATTCATGGAAAGACTAAAACAGGGACGTAGAGTCTTTCTAGAAAACTTTTTGATGCCTGAGATTAGAAGAGTTTCTAGGGAAATGGGTTTTAAAAACTATCCTACTGCACATTTTGAAGATGTCGATTTAAAAGATAATTCAGTATATTCAAGAATCTATAGTAGATTAATAGAGCTTGGGGTTCTTACTCCAGAAGAAGGTGTTCAAGCAATTGAGTCTGGAAGATTCCCTACTTTAGAAGAGTCTATAGAGTCTCAACGCAAATTCAAGGATCTGAAAGAAGAGGGCTTATATCAACCAATTATAGGGGGAGCGAAAGCCCCCCAAATGACAGGAAGACCTTCTGGTTCCAACACGCCAAAAGAAACTGATACTAAAACGCCAATAGGAACAAAAGCTAAAGTACATTTTAGCTTATCTACTATTCAAGAGAATCTAAGTCTTTCCGACAAGCTTAATCTAGAGGTAGAGTCTTCTTTAAGACAGCTTCATAATAGAAAAAGGCTAAGTAAACAGCAAAAACAAGTTGCAAAAGAAATTGCGAATATAGTTATTGCTAACGAAGATCCTGAAAATTGGTTAGCTAAAGCTGGAAGATACGCTGCGGAGCCTACGGATAGAAATCATGAAAGGGTTAAGAAAGTCCAAGATGTAGCTTTAGAGCATCAAGTGGACGACTTCTTGGCTGGAATCCTTTACGCTAGTGTCTATGAAGGGAAAAAATAATGGCGAGGCCGAATGTAATTTACAACTGTCAGGCTTTATTCGTAGGGCCTGCACCGGAAAGTGGTTATAATTATTTTAACTATAATGGGGGTGCTGCCACTAATGATCATAGCAATCTAGTTCAGAAAATAAACCGTTTAAATCCTATAGACCGGGTACAGTCTGTTAGTTATCAAATTAATATTCCTCATGAAGATATACTTCAGCTAAATCAGCGCGGTATAGTAGATAGACCTATTATAAATTACCCTAGTGTTGATTTATCTTTTAATTATTTACTCTGCGGAACAAAAAATGAAGCTAGGCTCGGTTTTAACGTAAATTACCCCCTCTATAATTTTCCTTTCGAAGGTAGACCGTATTACAATAATAATGAAGATGTGTCTTTATTGTCAGGATTTTTTGAAGAAAATAAAGGTAGAACTAATAAAAAATATTGGGAAACTTTCCCGGTGAATCAGTACCGAGATTGTAAAAATATATATTTGGTAGTTAATCAAGAAGGAGATGATATAAATAAATTTTACCAAAAAGAAGATTTTTTATCTCCTGATATTTATCAATCTATAGATCCAAACGCCCCAGATTATCATGTTATATCTTTTGGTAATTGCTATATAAACAACTATACAACTCAAGGAGCAGTTGGAGCTTTACCTGCTGCTTCGGCTTCATTTACTGCGTATAATGCTAATTTTGATATGAGTGGGAGTGGTTTTCAAGCTCCCGGTATAGAAACAAAAAGTGGAACCATTTCTCCCGACAAAGACGTTATCATACCTAGAATTTTAGCAGACGAAGGTTATCCTGCGCTAAAACCGGGAGACATTACAATTACTACAGATTCTTTTTCTGGTTTAGGGGTCGATTTTAATAAGCTGCATATTCAAGGATATGACATTTCCATTGATTTTAACAGACAACCCTTAACTAGTCTTGGTTATAAATTTCCTGTAGATAATCGTTCTACTTCCCCAGTTTTTGCCAATCTTTCTCTTAATGGTATAGTAGAGTCTGGCAATAGCGGTTCATTAGTTGATTTAGTTTCAATTAATAGTGGTTATGATTTTACTATTAGCGTTGATCCTAAAAATTGTGAAAAACCTATAACACCTCCGATTAATGGGGGGACAATTCCAATAAATACTCAAGTGGAAGCTTTAAGGTATATATTTAAAGGGGCAGTTTTAGAAGATTTTAATTATGATACTAGTATAGGGGATAGTAAAACTTTCGGCGCATCATTTTCAGTAGAGCTAAACCCTGATAATTTAGCTTCAGGGCTTTTTATAAGTGGAGTGTTAGGTATGGAAAAGATTGAAGATTTTGTATTATTGGAGGGGGCTCCGGATGGGGTAAATCAAGATGGCTATTATTTACAGCAGGAAACTGATGATTTATTGGTAACAAACTTAATCCCACCGTATTAAACAGTGTATATTAAATATAAGGTAAAAGGATATGGCAAATAAAAAAATATCTCAATTAGTAGGAATAGGAACGAGTTCAACAGCAAGTGGCACGTTCCTTTTGCCTGTAGCAGTAGGTCCTGATGGAGGACAGTACACCACAAATAGAATTACAGTTTCAGAATTAGCAGATTATATATTTTCAGGAGATAATGCAGGGGGCGGATACCCAGCTCCAGTTCTTTCTGGGCAAACTAATGTTTATTTCAATAACCCAAGTTGGCAGGATACTACTGCTGCTGCTGACGGCACTAATTATGCCTATATAATGCTTAATGTTAATAACGGTTTGTTAACTACAGGAAGTGGTATAGGGAAGCCAGTTGGTGGAGATAATTTAGGTAACCATACTGCTACTCAAACTTTAAACCTACAGGATAATATTATTGATAATGTAGGGTCTCAAATAATCTTCCAAGATGGGGGGAATGTCAGTAGCTCTTCTGCTGAGATTTCAATTACTCACAACACAAAAATAAAATTTGATGCCCCAACAATACAAATAGGCAATGCAGACTCTATAGAGGTAAACGGTGATTTTACCGCAAGATCCGCTGATTTTGCAGGTACCATTACAGGAGATTCTCTAGAGATTCAAGGAGCTTCTTATCACAACGTTGGTAATATTGGTGCATCAGCATCTGCTGGAAACATAGGTGTGGACTGGACAAACGGTAATATTCAGTACCAATCCATAGACGCTAATACAACTTTTTCATTTACGCCGGGAACTCCTCATCCCGGACAAACTTTGACTATGTATGTAGAAAATACTCAAGCTAACTTTAATGATTTCAGAACAGTGCTATTTAAATCTGGTAGTTCTACAGATAAAGTTTTATGGAGTGAGCAAAATGATAATTTACCTCATGCTCAAGGTACAGCTGTAAGTTCGGCGGGTGCCGGTAAATGTCCCGGAGTTAGCGGATCAAGAACAAATGTTTATACTTTTATAGCAATGAATGAAAAAATATTTGCTTCAGCAGTAACAGGATACAATCACTAATGAGCATTAACTTCCCAACAGCATTTTGGAAAAATCAATCAGAGTCAGATAGTTCTACGTCAACTCCTTCTGAAACTGCAATTAATTGGGGAGGTGGTACTGTGGGTGTAGGAACTGTCAATAGTTTATATTATGGGAGTGTTGATTTTGGAGATACTGCTAATGTAGGTCAATATATAAATCCAATAAATTATGGCAACATAGGACTTTCATTAAATACGACCTACCCTTTTGATGAAGCTACTAGTGAAGATTTTTTTCCTACTTATAAATCTGCCAGTTTAACAACAGATTATGACTTCTCTTCCATCACGCAAAGACCTTATTTTGGTTGGTATATACCTTCTGATGGTAATTTTGGTATTGGAAGTCAGTCTCTCACTAGATACCACAGAGAAGACCCTTGGATAATAGAAGATAACGGTAGAAAAATTAACCTTTTTTTTCAGGCTGATAATAAAACTTTATTCGAGCTCGGATGGGTTGATTATTATGCAAATGTAGGGCTTGGCGAAGAATATTCGTTTCAATATTATAATCATTTTATACAAAGTGGTTATACCGAAGGTTCTTTCAATTTATCTGAAGCAGCAGATCTAGAAATTAAAGCTTCTGGTCTGGCTGAAGTCAATTCTGATGAATACGATTTATTTCAATTATACATAGATGACGACTTAATTTGTAAAGGTACTGCACCCGGTGGCGGCGGAACTAGACCATGGGATATGGATCATTGTAAATTCTTTAATGCGGGGGGGACTCAAACCCCTGCTAGCCCCGGAACCAGAAAAAATTTGGGGACTTCAATCAAAAAATTTAATTCTATTGGAGACACAACGGATATTAGTAACGTAGTCGAGCAAACTACAAGGAGAGATTATGTAAAAGATTCCGCTGTGTTTACTCATACCAAGAGTTTAACGCAAGGAGACCACAAAATAAAAATATTTTATAACACTCAAGATGGTGAGTATAACAGCGGAGCATTTTACGGCGCAACATTTAATTTTTCATAGTTATGGCAATCACAAGATACGCAGGAGATAGATTTACAATAGGAGCGGGGGAAACTAAACCTACCGGCGTTCTTGATGGCGCAGTGCTTATCGATACTGGGAACTTGACACAGCATGTGAAAAGAACAGTAGCGGGAACCTCTCAGTGGTCCCAGATAGCAGGAGGTGGAGGAGGAGGTAGTCCCGGCGGCACGAATACTCAGGTTCAGTTTAATAACACGGGAGCTTTTGGTGGTGATGCAGATTTAACTTTTACAGATGGTAATCGACTTAATGTTAATAAACTTGGTATCTCTGGTAACATTTATGACTCAAATAATTCCATTGGCGATAATGGAATGGTGCTTACAAACGAAGGTACTACTGGTGTTAATTGGAAAGCTATAGAAGACGTTTTATCTGGCGTAGGAGGTTCTGGTGTTGCTAATTATGTAGCTCGTTGGGCTGATGAAGACACTTTAACTACAGGGGTATTGGTTGATAATGGAACTAATGTTGGCATAAATGTACCTAGCCCTAATTTTCCGCTTGAGATATCTTCTTCTAGTAACGCTACTGTAAGAATTGAGGACACTACAAATAACAGTAGGTTAGATTTAAGAGCTGAAGACTCTGCAGTTTTAATTAGATCTACTAGTAATTTTCCGATGAGGTTTGATGTTAATCAAACTGAAAGGATGAGGATAGACACCGCAGGCAATGTTGGTATAGGCACAAATGATCCACTTGCAAAATTAGTAGTAAAAGCTGCTATACCAACGGTTTATGCAGAGGTTACTCCTAGCATCTCTAGCGCGTTAATAAGTATAGCTAATCTTCAAGCTAGCGAAACAACAAATGATCAGGCTCAACTTCAATTCAATGTAACTGGTGGTTCATATAATAGAGTAGGTTCTATAGGTTTAATAGCAGAGTCTGCTAGTAATAGAAAAGGCGCTTTAGTATTTACTACGGATGACGCAGGTACCAGAACGGAAAAAATGCGTATTGCTGGTGATGGTAATGTTGGTATAGGTATAACGTCTCCTAATGCAAAATTACATATTGCTGGATCTGGCGGTGATGTCAAATTTACTATAGATCGGACTGATGCAAGAACATACTCTATATATACAGAATCCAATAGCAGTTTGAGTATTAAGGACGAGG